GCCATCGCGCAGCACACGCTTGATCTGCACATCGTGAAGCATCGGCAGTGGCGGCACCGGCACGCCAGCAGCGGCAGCCTGAACCTCGACCAGAGCAACCTGCTCCTGCGAGATGGCGGGGTCCGGGTAAGACATCACAATCTTGACCTCGGCATCCTCCTGCATCAGCACCTGGACGGTCTGATCGTCAAGGCCAGAATAATCCTCAATCCGCACCTCGGCGGTCTCTTCCCACCAGTACTTTGCAATCCCGCATTTGCGCACCAGCGCATCCTTGAAGATTGCGTAGGACTGCATAAACCCATTGTTGTCGGACGAGAACACATAGTTCGCGTAGTCCGTTGCCTGCTGGGCATTGGCCTCGTCCTCCGGGCCGCGAGGAACGTACTCGACCACGTTCTCGCTGGAGAAGAACACCTTCATCAGGCTCGGCATCATGGCCGAAACCGTGTCGCGCACCTCCATCGCCACGACCTGAGAGCGACCGTCCTCCTCGTTTCCGAACGGATCGCCACGGTAATACTCGGTTCCCTTGGCGCGGATCGGAGAGATGTCCGAGTCAATGTATGACACCGCGTCCTGTAGTTCGCCGTTGATGATCGCTTGCAGCTCTGCATCGTCCATCGGCTCGGGAGCAGCCATATCAACGGACAAAGGAATGTCGTTCATATTCATGATTTCACCATTTCACCTTATTGGCCCAGTACGCAGCGCTCATCTTACCTTTGGCGATGTTTTGCGCGTGCCGCGCCTTAAATGCTTCGTTACGCTTGGTGCCCTCCGGCGAGCCAGAAACACCCTGCTGACCAAACCTAATGAGCTTGACCTGCTCTCCCGACTTCGCCAGCACAGCATGGCTCTTGGTCGGATGCGAAGGCGTGCGCTTTGGCTTGTTGTAGCCAGAGAACATCTCAGATCCACGCTTGATCGTCATTGCTCAACTCCAAACCACGAAATTGCGTACTCGGGGCGATTGGCCCGTATCCAAGGGATCGAGGCCAAGGTCAGCGCTTGCCCGTCCATGCCGGTCGTGTCAGACCCAACGTGATGAACATAGGAGCGCGACAGAAAATGCTTAAAACCGGCCTTGCTCAGATCGTTGCAATGCACATCATCGGAGTACCAGTTCAGCGGAGGAAACTTCGCCTCCTCCCAAGCCGCCCGTGAGATGACGCCAAATATAGGCGAAATCACCTCCATTGGCAAAATGCACGACTCCCACGGATAGCGGAAAAAGTCCATCTGCTCATCAAACGGGTTGCTTCGCACATTCTGCATGGGCCTGGCCGCGTCACACCTCGAGCAAACCCAGCCGACTTCATCGTCGTCTTGTTCCAGCAAAAACTCAAAGTCCTCCAGCAGCACCTCAAGGCTGGTCGGAGTCAGCACCACATCATCATTTGCCACCACGACAGCATCGCAGCCATCATCAAAAGCCGCGTCGATCACCTCGTTGTAGTCGTCACCGAAGTTGCGAGCCTTGCCGCGAATCTGCAAATACACATCTCGCTGAGGCGCATCAATCGGCGTCCTCAAGTACACCGGCACGCCAGGCGCATACTCGCGGCAACTGGCAAGCATCACCGGCAGACACCTGCCCGTAACGCTCGCCACAGCAATCGAAATCTTCATTTGTTAGCCGTCTTATCGTTTTTCGATAACTTCGCTAATCTTACTTTTTGGCGGCTTTAGGCGGCTTGGCCGTTTTGGCCGCAGCCTTAAACGCCTTCGAGGTCGGCGCGCCAGGCGATCCAGGCTTTCTCATCTTCTCGCCCGAACCCTCCTCGATGCGCTTCCTCTTGGCGTGAATGTTGGCGTACAAACCAGCAGGCTTAGTCTTCATAATCCTCGCCCTCCATCTTGGCGTTTTCCTTGCCCATGTACTCCTCGTCGTCCTCTTCCTCGTAATCCTCATCCTCCTTGGCAACCCAAGCGCGGCAGGTACGCGAGGCGGCGCACTTGAAATCGAAGATTTCGCAGTAGCCAAGATCGCCAGCCTCGATGGTCGCCCAAGGATCACCCTCAGACCCAACACCCTTGGCAATGCACTGAAGCATTGCAGGCGAGCGATTGAAGGCGGCGCAGTTACCGCAGCGCGCAGTCTTGGCCTCTTCGGTGCTCACATCCCATTCGTTCGCCATCTCGCGCCAGAAACCAGAGTTCGGCAGCTTCGGGTTCTCAGGGCCGTAATTCGCAGAATCAATGGCCTCGCCACGATTCTTTAGGTTAAGCGTAATGTCCTGCGTTGCTCGCGGGCAGGACATCATTTCCATTTCCATCTCGTCCATTACTTACCCCTTTTCATCGGTTTGCTTTTGCCAGCTTCGGATAAGGCAATGGCGACGGCCTGCTTCTGGCTCTTCACGACCGGACCCTTCTTAGACCCGCTGTGCAGCTTACCCTTGCCATACTCACCCATCACCTTCTCAATCTTTTTCGCAGCCTCTGCCATCTTCATGGTTTACCCCTTGAATTGGAAATATCACTATGCTACCCGAGGAATGTTCCTGCGCAAAGGCTGATTCCACTTCCCCGCCATGCTGGACCCATAAGCCCCGATCACCGCGTCGGAGGCAAACGTCAAGCAAAACGCATCGGCGCGGTCCGGGCTTGGCAGGCCGCGCTTCCTGATCTCGTCCTTGCCCTCAATCTGAATCTTGCCGTTGCTGGTAAAGCTGTAACGCACAGTCGCCAGCTCGGCCACCAAGGACTCATCCCGAGGCAGCCAGCAGTCCCGCGCCTCCAGCCACGCCTTGGCCTTGTGCCAGAGTTCAGCCTTGAGATTGCGGTACGTCGTGCCCATCGCGGGCGACTCGGCAACGTTGATACCGCGAGCCGGTAGCCCCAGCTCCCTAAGCCTGTCCACCACGCCAGCGCCCAAGCCGATAGAGTCCACCAGGATCTCCCTAGGCTTCTGGCTCGGCATCAGCGCCTCGTACTCCGCGACGACCGCGCCAGTCAGCTGCATCAGGTCAAGATTCTTCCAGGTCTTAATCGGCTCAATCACCGCATTGCCCTGACGCTTGCACAGCGCGCTCTTGTCGCTGCCAAACCTGGCAACGTCCAGACCCCACACTATCGGCGCATGTTGGCTGGTGCTCACATCCCGTGACATCGCCATCTCCAGCAGCTCCATCGGGATCACGGTGTCGTCGTCCGACCTCGGGAACTCGCCAAGGACGCGAATCCGGTAGGCGTTGCTCTCCTCGCCGTAACGCTGCTTCATCTCCTCTAGGTACGCCTTGGACACCCTCGGCGAGTCCTCGCAGCTCACCCTCATCGTCACCCAGTCACCCGAGAGGCGGTTATGCGTATCAAAGAAGAAACCGCTAGACCTCACCGGGTTGCCCAGCAGCAAGGTCATCGCGGAGTGACCCGACATCGAGCCAGCCGCAGCCTCGAAAACCTGCTCCGGGATACCGCTGGCCTCGTCAGCCACCAGCATCACGTTCTCGCTGTGCACGCCTTGCAGCGCCTCGGGCTGCTCGGCGCGGCTTGTTCTGGCAGAAATAAACGCCTCGTTGTTGGCGTCCTTCATCTCAATGCGGTCCTGCTTGACCTCGAGCTGCTCCGCGAGCAGCGGAGGCAGCACCTTGCACCAGCGCTTTACCTCCGCAAAGAGCGCGTCATAGAGCTGGCTCGACGTCGGTGCCGTTACGACAATCTTGACCGGGAAGCGCAAGAACAGATACCAGATCATGGCCCACGCGGCAGCTGTGCTCTTGCCGACGCCGTGGCCGCTACGCACACTGATGCGCCTGTTGCCGCTGGCAATGTGCGTCAGGAACTCAATCTGCCACTCGTCCGGCTTGGTGTTGAGCACCTCGCGCACGAAGAGCACCGGGTTCGTCTTGTAGCGCTTGACGAACTCGACAAACGGGTTTTGCTCTACCGCAATCTCAGAATTTTTTTGGCTGGACACTTTTTGCCGTGGTGGGGGAGTGGGGGGGAGTGCTACGCGATTATGGGGCAGGATTATGCGGTTTCGGTCGGTGTTTCATTACGCCATCGTCGCCCCCGCCGCCGCGCAGACCGGGGGGGGTGTCGGCGCAGCCCGCTCCGGCGAGGCCGCCTACTGCGCGGCCTGTGGACAAGTCGAGCGGCCAAGCCGATGCGCGGTGCGCGTGTAAGTCGTTGATTTCATTGGTTACTTACACGCAGCTTACAGAATGCGTTTCGCACGATCATCATTATGTTAAGTG